AATTCGCTCATAATCTTTTATTTAAAATAACTTAATTTTGTTATAAATACCAATATAAAAAAGGAGCTTGACATAGCCAAGCTCCTCTCAATAAAATTTTAAAAATTTTTTAATAATTTAACACTGCATAATCTATTGCTACTGTAATTTGTATATTTATAGCTGTATCTACGGTATCCCAATTATATTCTCCAAAATTAGTTGATGTTATAAAGGCACCTTTTAAAATCCATTCTGAAACTTTGTCTCCTACAGGACCTAAAGCATTTAAAGTTAAATTTTTCTTATAAAAATCAGAATAACCATCTCTACCTGTTACAGATTCATGGTGTAATCTTACCCATTCCATAACTGCCTGAGCTCCTGAAGGAGTAACTGGGTCAAATAGGGTCATTGTAACATCTTGCCAAGTTGATTTACCTTTAACCTTTCTTTCAACGTTCATATGGTTTAATGTTACTATACCTTGGTTTAATGTTATAGCACTAACACCCTTTACCATATAGCTAGGCATCCCATCCATGTATAGGATAAACCTATTAGCTTGCTTAGGTTCAAAAGCGGTGAAAAATATATTGTTTGAATCTACTACTCCCATTTTTTTTATTGTTTATTTCTTATTATAAATATCTAATTCTTTAATTTTTTAATAGCTTGCTCCACCACCACCGGCACCATCAAAACTAGCCCCTGTTGGTTGAATGTTGAAATCTAAGTATATAAATTCAGCTGTTCTAGTTGGTTGGATATATATTTGACCTACTAATTGATTTCTATCTATAACATCTGGTGTGTTGTTACTATCATCCATTACTACTTTAAAAGCATATAATCCTTGTCTTTGTTGAACACTTTCCATATAGGGATTAACTTGTGCTAAAAAGTTATTTCTTGTAGCTGCAGTATTTTGTTCAAATACTAAATTATCTGCTATTTGAGAAATATAACTCTTAAGAGAAATTAATAATCTTCTAACATTTACTCTATCTAAAGAACTTGATTTTTTCTGTAATGTTTTCTGACCAAATACTACTACTCCTGTGTTTGGGAATGTAGCTATTGGATTTACATTAGCTCCATATAAATCATTTCTATTACCATTGGTTAAATTTCTTTCAGCTCTTAATACAGTTGATAACCCACCTCTATTTAATCCAGCTGGTGCAAACCATGTTTCAGAAGAAGAATCATTAAAAGCAAATACACCTGGCATCATTGTTGAAGCTGGTACCCAAACTTGTTGGTTTGTATTAGGATCAATTGTTTGTAGCCAAGGCCAATATGTAGCTGCATATGATGAATCAACAGCTGCAGCTCCTGCTGTAACTGAACTAATTCCTGAACCCCAATTTCTTAAATCTATAATAGATAAATTATCTCCTCTAGTTACAGAATTATTTACCATAACTGTTAAAGGTGAGGCGTGACTTTGTCTTGTTAAACCTGGGGCAACAATAATATTATATTGAAATAAATCTTTATTAGCTAATAGGTTTAATGAAGTAGTATAATTATCTGCTACTAATCCTTGAGTATCAGTACCATCTATATTTTCATAAAAATTAGCAGCTCTACCTACAAATGGAGTACCTGTAGCATTTTCAAATGAACCAGAACCTGCTGATGGTATAGAACTAATAAATTCAGATTTTGCGGTTCCATTATTATCAAAATAATTTAATGTTTTTGAATTTACAGATTTTACTCTTACATATTTACTTAAGGTATTATAAGTTCCTTCATTTTTAATATAAAATTCTCCATTATCAGAAGCAACTGTTTGTTTAGAGTTACCTATTACTTTTTCAATATAATTATTTGAATTAGGATCTAATGATAAATCTGTCCAAGTTTCTAAAATATTTTTCTGATTAATATTATCATTACCTTGTCTTATTAATAAATTAAAAGTTCCTGTAGCAGTATTAGGGTTAACTATTTCCCATCGTATATTATCTATACTACCACTTGATAAAGTGTTATTAGTTCCTTCTGGGGATATACTATTTGCTATAGCACCCTCAGTTAATGTTTCTAAAGTAAATGCATTTGTTGTTCCAGTTCCAGCAACTCCTCCTGCTAAAGTAATTTGAGTAGAAAAATTAGAAGCAGATCCTGTAGATAACGTAGATCCATTAAAAGCAGTTCCTACTGCAGATCCTGATAATCCTAATACAGCTCCTGCACTTGAGGCTGAAAATAAAGAAGAAATATTTGCATTAATTTCATCTCTTAAATTAGCTGCAGTACCCGTGGCATTAGAACCCGTAGAAAAGAAATATAAATTTCCATCTGCATCATCTTCTGGGATTGGGTTTCCTGAGGCAACAAATCTATGTGTAACACCACTATGTATAATTCTAGCTTCTTCTCCATCAGCAAAAGCAGCTGCTAAAGTTGCACTACCAGTAGCTTTAGCCCCTCCGGTAACACTTACACTATTTAAAATTGTTGTACTTGTAGCAGGGGTATAAGAACCACTTACTACTCTAGTTACTAATAATGAATCTCCTCCTTGTTGGAAATAATTATATACCGATATTGAGGTAAAATAAGTATATTGTGCACTACCACTTTCTACTATACATCCAAATTTATTTTTAAAATCTGAAAAAGAGCTAACAAGTGTTGGTAAACCTACTGGTCCTTTTACTGTAGGACCTAAAATTGCTGCTCCAGCTTGTATGGGTTGTGCCGAGATAAATGTGTTATCATTTTCTCTTGCTAATACGCCTGGTGATAAAAGTACTTCTGCCATTTTTTAATGAATTAATTTTGTTATAAATATTACAGAAGCTCTTAAAAATGCGACTAAGCCTTAATAAATTCGCCGCTTTCTAAATTTACTGTTCCTTGCCCATATTTTTTTTCTATTTCTTGAGCAGTTGTAGTTTGATTACTCTCTAGAGCTTCTAACTGTTGTTGTATTAAATTCTTTTGTTTAGTAAAATATGTTAATTGGTATTCTACTTGACCTAATCCATAGATTAAATCATTTTGTTGTTTTTGTAACGAAGTTAAATTTTCAACTTCTTCTTTTGATAAAACTTGAGTTTTGGTCTCTTTTGCCATGTTTATAAATATTAGTAGTTTATGTTAAGGTATTAATATAATGTATTGTTTTTTATAATCCAAATCTTCCTTTAAGTGCGTTGTAGTTTTGTAGAACTTCTCCTTCTGATAATAACCTATTATATACCATAACATTTGATATTTCTCCATTCATATAATATACAGATTCAGCTCCTATCCCTAATACAGTGCCGGTAAACGCTGATGTATGAGTACCCCTAACAACACCTGTATCACCACTATTGGTGTATACAAGAGAAGAATTAATATAAAGTTTAGCACCAACCGTATTGTCCTTAGTAAGAGTTAAATTATTCCAAACATTACTAGATATAGCAGGACTTACATTAACGTTAGATTGAGCACCACCTATAGTATAGTATACTATAGTTCCTGCATCATTTACTAAGATTCTGGATCTTCCGGGAGTTTGAACTGCTATTTCGTTTATTAATCCATGAATTCCACTACTACCACCACCGGTGATTTTGAACCAAATATTAATAGTAATATCAGTTTGAATATCTGATTCAGCAAATCTACTATTAAATTCGATATTATCATCTACTCCATCTAACCCAAATACAAAAGCAGATTCACCTCCACTGTTAGTAGCTCCCACATCATTAGTAAAACTTCCTGTTTGAACAATATTTAACATATTAGATACAGTAGAACTACTACTAATATAAGATTGAGCATTAGCAGCATCAATGCAATGTGTTAACCCATCTGTTACTATGTTTGGTCCTCCATGTACTCCCATTATTCGAATCTTGATTTTAGTGCGTTGTAGTTTTGTTGAATTTCTGATAAGGATAATTCTTTTCTATATACTGAAAAATTTCCTAAACTTCCTATCCATGGAACACGAACCGTATTATTTATATTACCTGAAGGCCGTAAACCTCCAATCCATATAGCTCCATTATCATTAATTGAAGCATTTACATTAGTATCTGTTGATCCTTCTTGTGCACCATCTAGATACATTTTTTGGGTATGGTTTGACCCATCCCATGAAGTACTTACTACAGCATTATGCCATTCTCCATCACATACATCTGTTTCACCCGTTATTGTTGATAATGGATTAAGACCATCATCAGTGTTCCATTTTAAAACTCCTGTTGTAAGTATGTATAGTCTTTGCCAATTAGACATAGTCGTATCTGTAGTAGAATATAAATATGAACCTAAAGCATCTGTAGGATTCTCATCACTCTTAAACCAACAACTCCAACTCATATCATCTGTTCCTGTTTCAAATAAATCAGCAGGGAGTACTCTTATATGTTTACTACCCGCAAAATCCCAACTAATAGCATCTGAAGTAGGAGCACTTGAATTATTTGAACTATTTTGAAATGTACTACTGCCTTGTAAAGTACCTACTGTATTATATACGATTGCACCACTTCCAGGATATGATTGAGGATTAACTGTGTCAATACTATATACTAAACTATCTGTTATTATACTTCTATTTCCGTAACTTGTTGCCATTATTGGAATCTATATTTTAATGCGTTATAATTTTGTGTAATCTCTGCTTGAGTTAATACTTTTTGGTAAAACATTAAAGGACCATATCCTCCATCATATTGGAATCCAGAAAAATTTCCTTTACCTAACCAAACTTCTTGATTGTAATACGTAGGGGCTGATTGGGTTGCTGTTTTTGTTGATAGTTGAGTTCCATTTTTATATAGTACTATTGTAGTACTACTTCCATTATTTGTAAAAGTAACAGAATACATATTCCATTCTCCTGATGCAAAAGTACTAGTGTCTCCTCCTAAAAGATAGTTTACCCCACCACCCGTATATGTTCCACCTGAATTATATTGAAAAATTAATTGACCCCTAAGAGAAGTTATACTTGAGTTTGTTGGATATGCTTTAAAGTGTATAGCATAGAATGGTGTAGAATGGGCAGTAAAATCATAAGAAAAAAACGTATCATAATCTGTTTGACCTGTATTTGTTGGTTTAGACCATACACAAATTGTATAACTATTAACATTAAATCCCGTAGTACTACCATTAGAAGCTACTTGTAAATAATCTGAAGCACCATCAAAATTAAATATACCACCATTATCACTTGAAAAAACATTAGATGCTCCTAATGTACCCATAGGTACAGTTCCTACTGTTGAACCAGCTGAAGTGCCAGATCCTATATAGGATTGTTTATTTGCAGGATCCATGTAATAATGTAACTTATCTGTTACTATACTGCTATTTCCGTTTATAAATGCCACAATTTATTTTTTATAAAAATCTACATCAATTTTACTATAATCTACTAAATAATATCCTTCTTTATCTGTTATAACAGCTTCAGATTTACCTAGTTTTAATAAATCTTGTGCCATAGTACCTATGTAAGTACCTTCTCCATCAGCTTTATTAATATATTCAAATTCATACACTGGTATGCCTGATTTAGAATATGTTCTAAATACTATATTATGTTTTAATCTTCTATCTGATTTGCCACAACTAACTGTTGACTCAACCCTACCATTACCATCTACTAGTACCATATATCTTCCAGCTTCAGTTGTATCATCATATTTATATATTCCATTGTCTAGTTCTTGAGTTCCAGTAATATTTGTATACACATAATCCCCTGCTGTAGGAGTTGCTCCTGATCCATTATGATATGCCGTATCTGGTGTTGATTCTGAACCACAAGCTTCAGCCCCAGTTTCTTGAGAAGTAGAATTAAAAGAAAATGCTGTTCCTGAAAATGCACTTTGGCCATAAAAACTAGCTCCCATAAAAATATCCGAAGTTACAGGTGTGCTTAATTTACTAGCTAATCCCTTTAAAGATATATTAGGTCCAGAAGGGGCTTGAGAAGAAGAAAATTCCTGAGCTATCATACTACTTGATATAGGTCCTGATGCTGGTAAAGCCATTATTTATATTTTTTAAGTTCTTGTACTTCTGCTTGTAATTCTTTTATTGCTTCTACTAATAATGGTATTATTTTTTCGTATTTAACTGCTTTATAACCATTATCTCTTGTAGTAACTACTTCAGGTAGTACTTTTTCGATTTCTTGTGCTATTACTCCTACATCATGTCCTTCGTTTCCATGTACTCCTTCTTTTTCTATCCAGTCAAATTCTATACCTTGTACTTGAGATATTTTATTTAAAGCATCTTCTATAGGTGTAATATTATTTTTTAATCTTTCATCTGAGGTGGAAAATGCTACTACATCATTTTTAGCATCTATCCTTCCAATTGTAGAATTAGCAGCCATTCCTACTCCTAAAGATCCACTTGTATGAATAGAACCTGTTATAATAATCTTAGCTTGAGAATCATTAGGTGCTGGAGTAGAACCTGATATTACTATACCAAATCCTCCTAATTTACCTAATTTAACTGTATTATCTGCATTTGCTGATATTACAGGTGTACCTGAAATATTATTAGCTGCAAATATAACATCATCTAATCCATCATCTATGGAAAATAATGTTCCTACTGAACCTTCTACTTGGAATATTGCTGAACCTGATCCTATTATTTCACTTGAACCTGTTACATTTAGGGATCCAGTTATTTGGGCATTTTGTTCTGCTTTTAAAAGTTGTTCTGCTTTTAAAATACCATTAACATTAATTTCATCTGTTGTATCCCTACCTAATTCTATTGATGTCCAAGCACTTTCATTTCCAACATATAATATGTTTCCGGAGAAAGATAATCCATTTGCATTATTTAATTTAAAAGAAGATCCTGAAATAACTCCTGCGGCTACAAAACTATTTCCTGTTATAGTACCACTTGAGCTTATATTACCTGATGCTGTTATATTACTAGATGCATTAATACTTCCTGCACCATCAAACCCTACATTTCCAGCTGAATAAATATTACCCCATGGTCTAGTATCTTTTCCTAAATCTAATCTATTAGCATTAGTACCTACACTATGAAAATTATCGCCCTCTATTTTAACACCATCTATATTAGTACCATTAACATATATTTGACCATCTTCATCTAAAGTTAACTTAGTAGAACTTTCATCAGCTCTAATAACAACTTTTGCAGTAGATGCTCTAGAGGCAACTATAAGTGTTGGATCACCATCATCATAATTAAATAAAAGTCTACCTTGTTGTATTTCATCTCCTTCTAAAATTTCAAATGCTGACCCAGAAGGCATTTCTATTTTAATTGAACCTGATACATTTAATGATCCTGTTATTCGAGCATCTCCTGTGAATGGGAATGCTGAAGTTAAATAAGTACTAGAATCTATACTACCATCTGCTTTTAAGAATTGTGCAGATGTACCTCCTCCTTTAACAAAACTGTTTCCTGTTATAGTGCCACTTGAACTTATAGCACCTGATGCTGTGATACTAGTAGTTGAAATACCATCACCTGTTCCAGATGACATTTCACCTGTTGAGGTTAC